GAGTGCTAGAAAAGCGCAGATGCTTGCCAAGCAGTACAAAGCTAAGGGTGGCGGCTATCGCTAAAGACCCTAGAGTTGGTACAGGCAAGAAGCCTAAGGGATCAGGACGCAGACTTTATACAGATGAAAATCCAAAAGATACCGTCCGTATAAAGTATGCGACTCCTGCTGACGCAAAGGCTACGGCTAGAAAAGTAAAGAAGATAAAAAAGCCCTACGCTCGTAAGATACAGATACTTACAGTGATGGAACAAAGAAGTAAATACGGAGGCAAGCCCCAACAGGCAAGAATAGCTAAGAGGGCAAAGCAACAACTAAAGGCAAAGCATGGCACTCGCAAAAAGTCAACGTAGTTTAAAAGCATGGTCAAAGCAAAAGTGGAGAACAAAAAGTGGTAAGCCCAGTGCAAAAACTGGGGAACGATATCTTCCTGAAGCTGCAATCAAGGCTCTATCACCACAGGAGTACGCAGCGACAACTAGAGCTAAAAGAAAAGGCACAAAGGCAGGGAAGCAATTCGTCAAACAGCCAAAGGGTATCGCAAAGAAAACACGAGCGTACAGGAAAGTAAAGTAGTGATTACAAAAGCGTGGTTTATAGTAGCAGTGATGACTGGCGTTTACACAGACGGAACAAAAGATATATTTATATTTCAACATCCATTAGAACATGGACATTTTCATAGCTCAAATATGTGTCAAAAATTTATAGGAGATCATCCTTTTAAAATCGCTAAAGCTTTAATTGAAGAGTTTGGTAATAGACCACCTGAGCAAATCATATGTGTGCCTGAAGAAACTATTGAGATGTTTATGGAGCAGGGTGGCAAACGAGGAGAAAAGACCTAGTGTTATACGAGCCTACATGTGAAGTTTGTGGGCATCACATTGAAGATGATAGATGTGAGTATTGTAGGAATACAGGTGAAAACGGTGATTGGATAGACAAAGTTATAGAACAAGCAAAAGATCCACGACACGATCAATCAGCTTTCAAGGACAAAAAGAAGAATGACAAAAAATCTAACTGAAAAGCAACAGAAGTTTTTAGCAGCACTATTTGATGAGGCAGGTGGTGATGCACGACTAGCTAAGAAGATGGCAGGTTACTCTGACGAAACAAGATTGTCTGAAGTTGTTAAGCCACTGAAGGATGAGATAATGGAGGCAACAAAAGAGTATATGGCTTATGTTGCACCAAAGGCAGCGATGGCAATGGGTAACGCACTTATTGATCCTACAGAGCTAGGCATAAGAGATAAGATGACAGCAGCAAAAGATTTGTTGGACAGAGCAGGACTAATAAAAACAGAGAAGGTAAATGTAGAATCTTCCGGTGGATTGTTTGTTCTTCCTGCAAAAGAAGGAACGAATGAGTAGAGATCTAGGATATTGGACACTTCCAAAGCCTGATATTGAAGTAAAAGATTGGAACAGAATACCTAGAGTTGCAAGAACAATACCATTTGGTTACGAGGTAGATCCGGATGATGTAGACTTCTTACTACCTATAAAAGAAGAATTAGACGCACTAGAACAGGCTAAACTACATTTACAACAGTACAGTTACAGAGAGGTGGCAACGTGGCTAACAAAAGAAACAGGACGTTACATATCTCATGTAGGATTAAAAAAGAGAATAAGCGTTGAGCGAAGACGTAAAAAATCAACTACGATTAAAAGGGAGCTTGCCAGAAGGCTCAAAAAGACGATACAAGAGATCGAAAAAGCCGAAACAAGCCGAACAGGTAGTTACACCACAGCCGGAACAACTGCCTGAAATAAAGATTAAACCACAAGAGGTTCAGGAGCAAGACGTTCTGTTCCGACCAAACGAAGGACCTCAGACAGATTTCTTAGCCTCTTCAGAACGAGAGGTGTTGTACGGAGGGGCAGCAGGAGGTGGCAAGTCGTTTGCCATGTTAGCTGACCCACTCAGAGGACTAAACAATCCTAACTTTAGTGGACTGTTAGTTCGACACACGACTGAAGAGCTAAGGGAACTGATACAAAAATCTCAAGAGTTATATCCAAAAGCAATTCCTGGGATTAAGTGGTCAGAAAGAAAGTCGCAGTGGGTGACTCCTAAGGGGGGACGACTTTGGATGTCCTACCTAGATCGTGACTTAGATGTAATGCGCTATCAAGGTCAAGCGTTTAATTGGATAGGCTTTGATGAACTTACACAGTGGGCGACACCTTATGCTTGGGACTATATGCGTTCACGACTTAGAAGTGCAGACCAATCGTTAGGACTGTACATGAGAGCAACAACTAACCCAGGAGGGCCAGGACATCAATGGGTAAAAAAGACATTCATAGACCCATCCCCACCCAACACATCCTTTTGGGCAACAGATACGGAAACAGGCGATGTTATTAAGTTTCCACAAGGGCATAGCAGAGAGGGGCAACCTCTTTTTAGAAGACGCTTCATACCTGCTAATTTGTTTGACAACCCTTATCTAGCTGAATCAGGTGACTACGAGGCAATGCTACTATCGTTGCCGGAGCATCAGAGAAAGCAACTACTTGACGGTAATTGGGATGTAGCAGAAGGAGCAGCGTTCCCTGAGTTTGACAGAACAAAGCATGTTGTTGAACCCTACAAGATACCGTCTAGTTGGAGAAAGTTTAGAGCGTGTGACTACGGTTATGGAAGTTACTCTGCTGTAGTGTGGTTAGCCATAACACCTGCCGAACAGCTTGTTGTGTATAGAGAGCTACAGGTGTCAAAGGTTCTAGCGGCTGACCTTGCTGATAGGATTTTGGAACTAGAAGCAGAAGATGGCACGATACAGTACGGAGTTTTAGATAGTTCACTATGGCACAAAAGGGGCGACACTGGTCCTAGCCTAGCAGAGCAGATGATAGTAAGAGGTTGTAAGTGGCGACCCTCAGATAGAAGTAGAGGAAGTAGAGTTGCAGGAAAAAACGAATTACACAGAAGACTCCAAGTCGATGAACACACCGATGAGCCACGCCTTGTTATATTTAATAACTGCACAAACCTTATATCTCAACTTCCTAGTCTCCCTTTGGACAGGAAAAACTCCGAAGATGTAGATACAAATAGTATGGATCATATGTACGATGCACTGCGTTACGGTGTGATGACACGACCACGTAGCTCCATATGGGACTATAACCCTGTGAATCAGCGAACAGGTTTTCAAATCGCTGATCCTAACTTTGGATATTAAACATGGCAGAAGAAAACGAAGTAGCATTTGACACGGCAGATGTCACAGCAATGCAAGATAATGATCCGGCTATAAGATCAGAGAGTGATGTAGTAAGTTTTGTACAAGGTAGATTTAAAAGAGCAGAAGATGTAAGACAGCAGGACGAACAGCGATGGCTCAAAGCGTACAGAAACTACAGAGGACTATATGGTCCTGATGTGCAATTTACAGAAACAGAAAAGTCTAGAGTGTTTGTAAAGGTAACAAAAACAAAAACCCTAGCAGCGTATGGTCAAATAATTGACGTACTCTTTGGGAACAATAGTTTTCCTTTGACAGTAAATCCAACAAAGCTACCGGATGGTGTGGCTGAGTCGGTACACATAAATATAGATCCTAACGCAGAAAAAGGATTAGATGAGTTAAGACAGGCTTTTGAAGACAAACCTTCAGAGCCTTTTTTATTTGCGCCTAATGGAAAGCTAAAGCCAGGAGAAACTATACAAGACCTAGAGAATAGGCTAGGGGCAGAAAGCAACAAATTAAGTAGTGTGTCTGATAAGATAATAGAAGGTGATGGTAAAACACAAACGACTGTAACTTTTCATCCTGCAATGGTTGCAGCAAAGAAAATGGAAAAGAAGATACACGATCAGTTAGAAGAGTCCGGAGCTAACAAACAACTCCGTAATACAGCTTTTGAAATGGCATTGTTTGGCTCTGGCATTATGAAAGGTCCTTTTGCTATAGATAAAGAGTATCCGAATTGGAGTGACGAGGGTAACTATGATCCACTAATAAAAACTGTGCCATCAACAAGTCACGTATCCATATGGAACTTTTATCCTGACCCTGATGCGTATAACATGGATGAAGCAGAGTATTGCGTAGAAAGACATAAACTATCTAAAACACAAATGCGTAATCTAAAAAGCAGACCATACTTTCGAGGAGAGTCTATAGAAGCCTGTCTTGATATGGGCGCACAATACGACAAGAAGTATTGGGAAGATGACATGAAGGACTACGCTATTGAAAACTACACAGAGCGTTACGAGGTCTTAGAGTTTTGGGGTTACGTAGACTCAGAAATATTAGCAGAAAACGGTGTAGATATTCCTGCAGAGTTACAAGACCTAGAGCAAATAAATTGTAATATATGGGTGTGCCAAGGTCACGTACTGCGAATGGTGCTAAACCCATTCAAGCCTGTGCGTATACCTTACTACGCTGTGCCTTACGAGCATAACCCATACAGCTTCTTTGGTGTGGGCATTGCAGAAAACATGGATGATACACAGACCTTGATGAATGGTTTTATGCGTATGGCTATTGACAATGCTGCATTGAGTGGCAACCTTATTATGGAGGTAGACGAAACGAACCTAGTCCCTGGTCAGGATCTTAGTGTATACCCTGGCAAGATATTCAGACGACAAGGTGGTGCGCCAGGACAAGCCATATTTGGCACGAAGTTTCCCAACGTAGCCGGAGAGAATATGCAGTTGTTTGATAAAGCACGAGTCCTTGCAGACGAAAGCACAGGCTTTCCAAGCTTTGCTCATGGACAGACAGGCATACAAGGTGTGGGACGTACAGCATCAGGTATATCTATGTTGATGTCTGCTGCTAATGGTTCTATCCGTAATGTTGTAAAAAATGTAGATGACTATCTGTTAGCACCGATAGGAAAAGCTTTTTATAGTTTTAATATGCAGTTTGATTATGACCCTGACATCAAGGGCGATCTAGAAGTAAAAGCACAAGGAACAGAAAGTTTAATGGCTAACGAGGTGCGTAGTCAAAGACTAATGCAGTTCTTACAGGTTGCATCAAACCCTGCATTAGCACCATTTGCAAAAATGGATTATATAATTAGAGAGATTGCAAAAGCTATGGATCTTGACCCTGATAAGGTTACGAATAGCATGCAAGACGCTGTGATACAAGCTGAGATATTTAAGAAGTTTCAGGAACAAATGCCACAGCCACAACAAGCTCCACAACCACCTGAGGGAACAGCACCTGCACCTGCCGGAGCAGATGTTCAAGATACCAC